ATTTACTCATATAACTACACATCTAATTAAAAGTTCCAATTTATTTTTAATAATGCACATCAGCAGGTACTACAAACACTTTTTGGTCTTGATATTTCTCGGCATCCCACTTGATTAGCACATTGTTTAAATGACTCCTATTTTTAATCCCTTCGCCATCGCTATCATACATCCATACTCCTGCACCTCGGTAGTCTCCCACAGATTTGTAATGGTACTGAAGATAACTACTTTTCAGAGATTGTATGATTTCTAGGTCGCTCTTATTTTCTGTAATCCTTCGTATTTCTCGTAAGTGACACCTCATATCCCTTAATGTGTTTCTCCATCCATCTACCACCAATTTACGCCCTTCTTCGGTGCTTATCTCGGATACGGGTTGTAGTTTGTCACCCCAATACGAAGTTCCACCATTGTCAAAAGTATCGTAGTAGTCAAATGGATATTGTCCTTCGCATAAGTAGTCCATGTTATTTCTAGCTTTGGAAATCGCTTCACTTCCAGAATTAGCGTATACTATATTTCTAATTATCATGTGCATTATTTCTTCTCCCCTTTGTTAAGTTTATTACACAATTCTTTTGCTTCTTGTAAGTCTGTAAAATCGTATGACATTGTTCTTTCGTTATTGTTATCTGTACCATCATAAGGATCACCATCAGAAACTTGATATTCTTTCTGCTTTCCATCTTCTGTCAAACCCTCTACTATTATCCACTTCTGCATTACTTTTCCTCCTTTGGTGTTAGTTCTTTGTAAGTACCATCTGAAGATCTATAATACTCTTCAACTATGCTTAATTCAGCACGATTCAAAGCCTTAAAAAACTCTTCATTCTCTATGTTATTGACATGACAGCCACCATCTTCATCGTATCCACCATCAACCAACATTGGATAAGTAATACCTTTTTCATCAATGACACATCCGACACTATTTAATTTTATTAAACTCATTACTCTTCCTCCCCATCATGTTCTCGTATTGCATCTTGTCGATCCTCCCACAGATGTGTAGCTACCTCATAGAAATTGACCTCTTTTACAGAACTATTTACCATGTCTTTTATAAAGCCATGTGCGTATTCGTACGATGTAAGAACATCATCAGCCATATCTTCTGCCCACGATTCTAGTTTTTTACTGAGTTCGTACTCATTCTCAGAATCAAAGGCAAGTTCTAAAGCGTGTCTATAATCCTCTTCTTCGTTTGTGATCCACAAATTAAAATTCCAAGTTTCATAATTTGTCCATCCGTTGTATTTATTACTCATTGTATTACTGGCTTATTATACTACACTTTTAAAATAAAGTTCCAAATTATTTTTTATTTTTAAATTCTATTCGGTACAAACACCCAACTACCACCATTTTCTACGAAAATATTAGGGTTGTCTTTCATGGTTTCTTCTACACTAATAACATGATATACGTATTTATAATTAACTATTTCGCTTTCATACATTCCTAATTTTATATTAAACAATTCAAAATCCATTTTAATTCTCCCAAAGGGGATGCATTACACACCCCCTTTAATTTCTGTAAGTTAGTTTGTTTTCTGTACTTTGTATCCGTACTCAGAACCCACATAATTTATGTGCTTTGATGTTGTTACAGACCACCACCCAAGAGGTGTAATTGTTCTATCTCTGTGGTTTATCTCTGCTACTTTTGTTTCATAACTCCATACATTATGGTAATCAACTTTTAAATTCTGTTTGTATTTTTCTAATGTTGTTCTTGTTGTTGCTGTTTCTGTTGTGTACATGTTTTATAATCCTTTTTCTAATTCATTTACTTGCCAATCAATTTGATTTTGAAACTCTGTCTTTTGTGAATCCTCTGCGACTTTTGTGAGTGTTGCAATTAGTGATGGTATATCTTCAAGTAGGAAAAACAAACTAGCTTCATTGTTATTTTCTTTTAATGGTACGCTTTTATTGTCTCTGCTCTTGATTGAAATTATATTTCTTCCTCCATCTGTGTTTTCGCATACCTCCATATCTTGCCAAGATGATAAACCTTCACCATCCCAACAACGAGCCTTTACAGATTTTCGATTACTTCCAAAACCCGATTTGATTTCTGTACTATTTACTTGTTCCATTTTTTTATCTCCATTTTTTTTGTTTTGTTACTTGTTATACTCTCCGATTTTTGGAAAGTTCCAAAGTTTTTTTAATTTATTTTATACCTCTCAAAAACCCTTTATTAATTGTTGTATATACTATACGCCCATCATTTAAAAAGGTTCCAAAATAATTAAAAAAAAATAAATCTTTTTTTATGGTGTTGTGTGTGGGGGTTGTGCCATGCTTTGAAACGTATATAATATAGTATGAATAGAGGGATGAAATATTTACTTACATAAACTCCCATGAATTACATAATATGCCCATATTCACAGAATTAGAGCCATCTACCTACGTGCGTGCACAATATATAATAATATTAGACTGTATAACCTACCAACGTGCACAGAATTTAATAAATATAGGTAAAATCTACTTACGTGCACAATCTACTTACGTGCACAAAAATATAAAAAAATATAAAAATAAAAAAAATTAGAGAAAAGGGAGCATTTCTGCTCCCCATCTCTGTTCTGTATTATGACTGGAACATCTCAGTCTGGTTAGGATCTACAAAAGGTTCTTCATATGTATCTTTACCATATTGTAGAAGTCCATCGACTACTAAAGCATTGTTTTTAATAGCCCCTTGGGTTATCTTTTTTTGGTGCCATAGTATTTGAGTACCACTATTTAATAAGTCCCATGCTGTAAACTCAGTACCAGCTTGTGGGTATTCCTTAGATACTAGCATATTCTTTACAATCTGACCATATTGCTGAGTTGGTAACTTTCCTAGATAAGCATTGTTTTCTGAAAGTAGTTTCAACTCTTGAAAATCAATAGGTTTCTGTAACTTACCACAAGCATCAGAAAATTGATTAAGCATGTACTGAGGATTATTACCAGTAAGTTGTAGTACTGACTGATTAATCTCAGATTGCCAATCAAGTTCATTGTTTAGAGTATGTCTAAAGCTATAACCGAATTGATGTGTTTTTGATCTCATACCATTAAGACATACAAGTCTCATAAAATAGCATAAGATACCAGCTTTAGTACTACTATCATAACTATTGATAACTTCCATAACTAAGCCTACAACATCACCAACTTGTGGAACTGTAGATTGTAGACCACCATCAGTACATAACCAAGTTTCTCTAAATACCTTACCATCAAAGAATACTTTCTGTAGCTCCCATTGCATCCCTGATGCTGTACGAATCTCAGAACCTATCTCGGATATTTCTTTATTAGAAACACATAGATAGTTTTCCTTTACAATACCCATCTCAGTATCTTTTCCCTTAAGCATCAATCTAATTGAATGTGCTTTAGATAATCCACCGTATTGTGTTTGCAATGGTAGTTTCTGTATCTCAGTAAATGGGTCTAATGTATTGTCAAATTGATTAACTATAATTGGTTTATCAATAGATTGTACTTCAACTAATTGACTGATGTTATTCATGTTAGGTACTATTTGTATTTGTGTATTATTCACAATTAACTCCATTTTTTTAGATTATTAATTAATTAGTAATAGGTTACTACATAGTACATTGTTCATTATGTAGCGATTGCTAACTCTGGTATTTCACGCATTGACCAGATAGTTTACGGTCAGCAATCAATTCGTATAATTGTCAAAAAACATAAGACATTAAACGTCAATGTCTTTGACTATTATACGCTCCAGAAATGAAAAAAGTTCCATAATTATTAAACTTTTTAAAAAAAAAATTGCCACGTGAAATATAACTGGCTTAATCCTTTTTGATTTTTTCAACAAGATAATTCTAACCTGAAAACGGTTTGGGGGGAGTGTCGGTGCAAATAAAAGAGAAACACACATGCTAATATAATTTTTTAGAATTTTTTGGAAGTTTTACCCGGCGGGTACTATAAAATATGAAGCGGATACTATATATACTATATATACTATAATTACTATATATACTATATTACTATATATATATAATATATATGTTATATATACTATATACTATAAATACTATTTACTATAAATACTACTATACTATATATACTATAGTACTATAATGAAAATCCCAACCAAACAAAACAAACTTAATTAAATATATATTATCCTAAACATTGTTGTCAAGTTTTTATTAAATTTAATCATGGATGAATACAAGACATTGTACCAAAAAGCCCTCTCCGGTGAGTTTACGGTCAATAACGTCTATGATAACTTGGAGCGGTGTCGTGAGATATCCAACGAGTTAAAGATAATGGACATCATCGATCCCAATTCTAGGCAAATAGGTTTGCTATCCGAATTGTTATACCGGGTCAAGAACATGCCAGAGCTTGAGGTGCTTGACCTAAACCTATTGGATGAGCAGGAGCCAAACTAATTTGGCACTGACTCGTACCATCAAGGGTGTCAAGCATTATGCTTACGAATCAGAAGAGGAGTTTCGTAAGGCCCTTCCACATGCAAGGCTCATTAAGGATTGGAAGAAGGCCGAAGAGGGAGATTGGTGCCTATCAGATGATGGTAAGATAGTGCAGATACTAAAAAAAGGTTGTTTTGTAGATAAAAAGAAAAGGGATAATGATTACATCAGGACTGTTATTGGCATGTTTAATCATAGGGGTAATGGTGCTTTTGCAGGTACGGTGAAAGATGAGATTTATAGATTTACGAAAAAAGCTAGTTATGTGGTAAATACCACATGTTACTTAACAGACGCTAAGAGACGCTTTGCAAAATACGTAGCACACGGCATGGATCCCATAGAGGCTTACCAAAAAGCCTTTCCAAAGACAACCAGTTTAGACTATGCAGAGAAAAGATCAACACTATTACTTAAAAACAAAACAGTGAGGCAGGCAGTGGATAAGGAAATAGAGAATTTAATGTCAGAAGTGGGTATTACGAAACGATACCTATTGGAAAGTACGAAAGATGTTGTTGACAAGACAGATGTCAAGGATAATGATAAACTTAGAGCCTTGGAGACCCTGATGAAGATATCCGGTCTACTTTCTACTGAAAAGAAAGTGGACTCCGTAGCATTGATACAGGAGTTCTCTGGGTTTAGTAGAGATAAGCTCAAGGCATTTGAGCAGGGTATTCTACCAAAAGCAAAGAAACAACTATCTGAATGAGCTTTAATATAACTCCTCCACCATCAGAGATGGAAAAAAGAGATGAGGTGTTAGCAAAAGCATATGGCAACCTTATCTACTTTGGTAGGGCTTTTCTACCTAATGACTTCCTAAAGAAGTCTGAATCAGCACCCTTCCACTACGAAATGGGCAAGAAAATGATAGATACGGCACCCGGAGCTCGTATCTGTAACATTATTCCTAGGGGTCACGGTAAATCAGTAGTAGCCAAAGCGGCGATCATGCATAAGCTATGCTTTGCCGCTGATGATCAGCAACACTTCATTGCATGGGTATCAGAAGAGCAGTCACAGGCTATTGACCACTTGAAATACATTAGGTCACACTTTGAGAACAATAAAATGATACGATACTACTTTGGAAACATGGATG